CGTCACCAAGCTTAAACCTAGCTCCTGCATATCTACCAATTAATACCCATTCTTTTTCTTGGCACCAAGGGGTATCGCCAAATTTATTCTGGTCTGCGTAACAAAGAGGTCCCATCTTTACGACGTAAGCAACTACAGTTGCTAATGATTCTCTGTCTACGGTTTCTTTTGCTAAATGGATTCCGCCTTTAGTTACGGCCTTGCCTTTATAGGGCAGGATCAACATCCTCCAACCTGAAGGTTGGGGCATGCGTTCTACAAATGATTTATCTAGAAGAGTTGGATCTAACACTCTATCGTCTGTTTTGACGTAGGCTTCTTCTATTTCTGGATTGGTAGGTTCTACGGGTTCTGTTGTTTCTTCCTCGACTTCTCTTGCGATATGGTCAGGTACTAATACCTTGCTCATCGTTATTGACACTCCTTTTTAGCAATTCCCTTATTTCTGATTCTACGTCCTCGAGGGAATTGTAACGACCACGTAGATAGTTGTATTCATCGTAATCTTTGGCTCCGTTCATAATAAGACTTTCTAGGTCTGATTTCTTTTCGTCGATTCTTTTTTGTAAGAGTTCAACGAGCCAAAGAGGATCCATTAATAAACTCCAGAAAACTTACCGCCGAACTCGGCAGCTCCCATACCTCTTGCTTTACCTTTACCCATACCTGGAGTGGCTTTGGTACTGGCAGCAAAAGACTTACTTTTACGAACCGCAACGTTTCCTTTGTTGGAATACGATTGCTTGCCGTCTAAAGTCTTAGGAGTTTTCTGGTCACTTACTTTTGTGCTTTTTATCATAGTTATAATTGTTTAAGTCCAATATCAATTAATTTTAGTTCTTTTTGTTGGTCGAGTCTATCCTTAGTAGTTTCGTCCTTCATAACAGCAATGTCGCGTTGAGTATCAATACGCTCTCTATCTATCTGATCTTGTCTGGATTGATCTAGCTGACGTTGTTCTTCACGCACCATAAACTGTTGTTGTTCTTGATTTAACTGTTGGCCTTTAAGAGCAAGTTCTTGTTTCCTAATTGTTACTAGAGGATCTTCCTCTGGAGGTGTGCCAATTTGTTGAGAGAACTGCATCATTAATTCAGACATGATAGGAGCGCTGAACTGAGCCAATATATCGTTGGCTTGCGCCTGTATTTGTCTGGCTTCAACAGGTGAGACTTGTTGAGCCTGTTGTTGCAACTGTTGATATTGTTGAATCGCTTCGGGTGGCATTTGTTGTTGAGCAATAATATCTGCTTTCATCTGTAAATGTTGCATGATGTGAGCAATTATATTGGCTTGTACTTGCGCGTTTGTTTGTACGGGTTGCAAGTTTAAAAGTGTTACGTGAGCTGCAATATGTGCATCGTGGTTTTGTTGAGGAAACGCTTGCGCGGGTTGACCCATCAACAAGGCACTATTTTCCATACCTGCTTCGATAGGTGATGGCTCCGCTGGAGGGGGCGGTAGTAATAAGGCATCAATATTGTCTACACCTAAAGATGCGTACATTCTTTTGTAAGCTTCGTATACACCACCTGGACCGTGAATCTGAGGGTTGGATTGCACCAACTGCATCATCTCTTGAGCCATTACAATACGTTGGCTAGTAGAAAAGATGTCTGGATTACTAACAGGAAATATATCTATTCGTCCATCAAAATCACTTTGTTTGATTTCGTTTTGACCACCTGAAATTTGATAGGGGTAAACGGGTGGTAAACTCTGAGCAAATATATCTGCGAGTAATCCAAACTCTTTTTTCTGAGCATTATGGAGACGTTTGTGAATAGCGCTCAGAACTTTGGTAGACTTTTCCATAAGTGCCAAAGTTGTCCCAACGGGAGCTTGGGAATTGCCTTCTCCTACAGCTATCTCAGCTATAGAAGCAAATCGTTGTCCTGATTGGACTAATAATCCTAGTAACGATAACAAAGTGCCGCTAGGTTCTTTAAAAGGTAACGGTTGTATTGCATCACGTAAAGAGCCTGCTGGTGCATCTACATCTCTAAACTCACCAGGTTGTATCGGCTCGTCCTCGTTTCGTATGCGGATGCCTCGAGTCTTGAAACCAGCAGGCAAATTGGAAAGCGTACCTGCATCTATTAATTGTCTAAGTATGGATGTGGAGGCTTTAGACAACCCACCGATCATGTGAGTGAGTCCGAATCCGTAAAATCCTAAACCTGGTAAAAACTTAAAGTGAACAAAGTATTCAATTTTAGATTTCATTGGGTCTTCAGAATTAAAGTTTCGTCTAATAGACAGTACGTTTTCAGTATTGGAATCAATTGTTACGATGTAAGGTAATTTAACACCTGTTTCTTCACCGTCTTCACCTATATCTTCAAAACCTTCTAGGTCTAAATTACAGTGAACTTCGTATAAAACACATACCTCATCACTATCAGAGGATGGCTCCATACCTTCTAACTTTTCTTTTACTGTATCAAGTGATGAAAAGTCGCTGGCTTCTTCGCCAGCTTGCATATCAAATTTTTTGTAGAAACCAATAGCTTGTAACTTACGCACATTATTTTCAGGCATCTTTATCACGTGTGTTATACGTGGGCAAGATTCCAAATCAGTCGTATAGTAAGGAACAATCAAATCTTCTGGAGCTACAAACTTAGATACAGGTCTTTGTAGGTTTTCGTCGTAATAAACTTTCTTAAATGCAGAACCAGCCAAGGGCAGATAAAACAACATTTGGTCTAGGTCTTCATCGTACTCGTCCATTACGTGTACGATTTCATAATTCATAAACTCGCGTACTCTTTGCGCTTGTTCTTCAACAGCAGAGTCGTAAGCACCTACAACTTGAGTTTTAACAGGTCCACCTGCGGGTAATAATTCTTTGTAAGCCTGCGCTTGGAATTGGGTAACGGCTTCTCCCAATAACGGNTGNGTTACGCCTGAAGCACCTTCAAAGGGTTCAGAGCGGGTTTCATCAAACTTCATACCGAGATACTTCAATCCATCGGTATAGGTTTTTTCCCAGTCTTCTCTAGAAGATCTGTCGTCATCAATAGAACTGGTAAGGTCTATATAGATACGAGCCAATTCACTTTCAGAAATTACATCGGCTAAGTTTTCATCAAACTCAGAAGTCATTTGCATTTCTGGAGCAGGACCTAATAACGCAGAACCGTCTTCTTGTATCTCTACGTCGGCTTCTTGTAGTCCTTCTAAAACCTCAATAATTTCGTTATCTAAACCATCGGCATCCTGAGTAGTAGTCATATCCACTTCTTCAGGCATTTGGTTTGCTGGATCTGGTGTTTGTCTTTCTATCGCCATTAATAATAAACCCTTTGTCTTACCCCTCTATCCTCATCTTCGTAATCGGAATCTAGGCTCAAAAAGCCACCCTCCCTAAAACGCATGATCGCTTGCGTCATAGTATCACACAAGTCATCATTTTTTCCAAAAGGGAAAGAAGCGCACTCTTCTATCATCTCTTCTGCAAACATACGTTTAGGAGCGTAGACCATACCTGATTCAAAGACTGGAGCGACTGAGTGCATACGAGTGGTTTTATCATGGCCTCTGGTCGGCGAGTAGTTCACAACAGGTATGCCCATACGCCGTAGTTCTTGAGTCAAAGGTGTACCTGATGCTTTGGCTTCAATCAACACCATATCCGTCTCCCAATAGTTGTACTCACGCATCGCTATCTCTTTGAGTTCGGGAAAGTCCCAACGGCCTTTTTGACAGTCCAAAAGAATAATACAATCGGGTGAGTCATCAGTAGGTCTAAACACACCCCAAGTAGATATGGCAGAGTAGTCAGCCGATTCTTTTTTAGAAAATGCCGTATCGTAAGACTGCATAATATAGTCTACGTTTGGCAAAGAATCTTTGTCCCAACGCGACCACCACTCACGTTTAATAATAGAACCCTCTTCTGCTGTTGGGTTTTGCATCCACTGGGCGTTCCATTTCATACCAGGTAGAGATGCCTTTACTTTTAACAATTCGTCTTCAGGCCAGAACTCGGGCCAGAGCGGTTTGTCGGTTTCAGGGAATATGGCAGGAAACTCAATTACCTCCCACTGGTCAGCTAACGGTTCCTTTTGCGATTCCAATAACTTAGCAGTCAAATCAATCGCACTCCATCTAGTCATCACTATTACGATAGAACCGTTTGGCTGTAAACGTTGACGAGGACCAGAGGTATACCATTCGTAGGCCGACTCTAACGCTGTCGGACTGAGAGCGTCTTGCTCAGAGTGAGGATCGTCAATAATCAATAAATCGGCACCACGTCCCGTTACCGCTCCGCCTACACCCGCAGCGAAATACTCGCCACC